GGTAGTTTTATTGCTGACATGCCCGTCCGTGGGCGAGGAATGTACAGTCGTCTGGGCCACAAGAGCTCGGAAAACAAAGTGTTTAAACTGTATAGCCTCTCAGTCCCTCAAATGCTGTCCAAGCAGGTTATCTCTGACCGTATCTGCGAAGGCGCAGAAGAGAGATTCTCGAAGAATTTTGACCATGAAGTTTCCAGGATGTTTAAGGAAATGGGGCTGCAATGACAGATGTTTTATTGCGAAAACTGCAGGAGCTGCTGCAATCCGAATTTGCAGACGTGATGTTTCGCGTGCCCGGGCGAGAGGAAGAACATGCCCCGGCAAAAATCATCACTTACGGCCTGGAGCCACGCAGAAAGCCGCAGGATCAGCAAGAGGATTTCCCGTTTATTGTTGTCCGTGCCCGGGCAGGTGAAGACAGCATCGACACGGGGGACACCCAGGTGGAGTTCATCTGCGGAGTATTTACTGGCGAATCAGTTCAGGGCGGTGGCCACGATCTACAGAATATGGTTGATCGCGCTCGCAGGCTGCTGCTGTCACACCAGACCGTTGGCCAATGGCGGTTGGACCTGCCCGTTAAATGGACGATTGGAGACGACGACGGCCTGCAGGCTCATCCATATTATTTGGGCAAAATTGTTTCTCACTGGAAAACCCCTCAAATCGAGGACCAAACAGCTGCACCGGATGCATTCGGCGCAGGTTATTAACGACGGAGGTTTTGACCCATGACATACAGACATGGCGTGTATTTCTCGGAAGAACCCACTTCAATACTGCCCCCACGCACCGTTGGAGCTGCTATGCCTGTGGTGTTCGGAACAGCCCCGGTGCACATGGTTTTGGACGGCAGCGCACCTGTAAACACACCCGTACTCTGCAATACGTACAAGGAGGCTGTTGCCGCTTGCGGGTATTCTGACGACTGGGACAGCTACACGCTGTGCGAGTTCGTCTCTGCGTTTTTTGGCCTGTACAACGTTGCCCCTGTTGTCCTGGTCAACGTATTTGACCCTGCGGTGCACAAGACAGCTGTCGAGGACGCAGATCTCACATTTGTGGATGGCGTAATTGATACCGGTCACACCGGGATAGTTGGGACTGTTGAAGTTAAAAACGCATCAGAAACGGTGCTTGTCGAAGGCACGGACTATGCTGTCGACGCCATCGCCGGAACGATTTCACGCTTGCCAGACGGTTCGTTAACCGCAGGCGAAACAGTGACTGTATCCTACGAGTACGGCGATCCATCGCTTGTTACTACGGCAGACATTGTCGGCGGAATCGACGACACAACCCAAAAAGCTACAGGATTGGAACTCGTGGACCAGATCTTCCCCAAGTTCCGCCTGGTGCCAGGCCTGATCGTCGCACCCGGTTGGTCACACGATACCACTGTTGCCGCGACCATGACGGCCAAGGCCGGGAACATCAACAAACACTTCAAGGCACTTGCCATCATCGATCTCGATTCCAGCTCGGAAGGGGCAGTAACATATACGGACGCTCCCGAGCTGAAAAATCTGAACAATTTTATGGACGAACTACAGGTTGTCTGCTGGCCCAAGGTCAAACTCGGCGAAAAGGAATACTGGATGTCCTCCCAGGTAGCCGGCCTACTGGCCCAGATCGATGCCGACAACGAAGATGTCCCCTACAAAAGCCCCTCAAACCACAACTTTCAGATGGATTCTGCCGTTGCGGACGGACAAGAGGTATGGCTTGGCCCCGATCAGGCAAACTATCTGAACGGAAATGGTATTGTCACCGCCCTGAATTTCGTTGGGGGATGGAAGTGTTGGGGTAACAGAACGGGGTGTTATCCGGCAGTGACAGACGTCAAGGACGCCTTTCTGCCAATTCGCAGGATGTTCAACTGGATCGGGAATACACTCACGCTGACCTACTGGCAGAAGGTTGATTTTCCGATCACGCGCAGGTTGATCGAGACAATTGTTGATTCAGCAAACATCTGGCTGAACGGGTTGGCGGCTCGAGAGTTTATCCTGGGCGGGCGGGTTGAATTTCAGTCCGAAGAGAACCCCACCACCGATACGATGGATGGCAAGATCCAGTTTCATGTATATATCACCCCGCCCAGCCCTGCTCGCGAGATTGATTTCATCCTGGAATACGATCCTGACTATCTCGAAACCCTGTTCGGATAAGGAGCATTGAATCATGGCAAACAAAACACCTGAAAAACTTATCAATTTTCGTGTGTATTTGGACGGAACCGACCTGCTTGGCACGGCCGACGTTGAGCTTCCAGACCTGGAAGCCCTGACCGATACGGTCAAGGGCGCCGGAATCGCTGGAGAGGTCGAGAGCCCCGTACTCGGTCACTATGGGTCCATGTCCCTGAAGCTTAATTGGCGCACCATTACCGGGAATCAAATCTCGCTGGCAGAGCCCAAGGCTCATCACCTCGACCTGAGAGGCGCTGCGCAGGTCTACGATTCTGGAGCAGGCGAGTACATCACCGTTCCGCAAAAGGTGGTCGTCAAGGCTGTTCCAAAAAAAACAGGACTGGGGAAGATGGATATGGGCTCAGCCCAGGATGCATCAAGCGAGTTCGAATGCAATTACATCAAGGTATGGATCGACGGCGATGAACTGATTGAAATCGACAAGTACAACTATATCTGTGTCATCAATGGCAAGGACTATCTTGCGGACGTCCGGAGCAGTCTTGGACTTGGGATGTAAGGAGAACGACTATGGCCACAATAAAATTGCAGTTTCCATTCAAGAAAGACGGCATTGAAATTACAGAAGTCGAGATGCGCAGACCTACAGTCGGGGACATGCGCGCGGCGTCCATGTCCGCAAAGACCGACGAGGAAAGAGAAATTACATTGTTTGCCAGGCTCTGCGGGATGAACCCTGAGGACTTCGACGCCATGGATATGAAGGACTATGGCCGCCTACAGGAAGAGTACACGGGTTTTTTATCATAGCGTGGTCTGAGCTTCGCCCGATGCTCATATCCATGTCCATGGCGGCCCATACAGATATTGGGTTTTGGATGGATATGAGCACGGACGAACTCATGGAGTGGAAGCAAGACATGGACCGGATCATTAAGGAATCGCAGCGGGGCTAGGGTCATCATGGCAACGGCGAAGACGTACACCGTAGGGTTCACGATAGGGGCTGCCCTTGGCAGCTCTTTCGGCAAGACCTGCACGACGGCAAGCCAAAAAATGAAGGGGCTTGGCAAGGCCCTTGACCAGATGCGCCTTCAGAAGGGTGCCGCAGAAGATCTGGCGAAATACAAGGCCGAGCTCGAAGAACTCCGGTCCCGCCAGAAAGTGGCCGGTTTTTCAAACGTCAACCTGAATCGCAAGATTGCAGAAACCCAACGGCTGTATACCCAGGCGGCGGCAGCAGCTAAAAAATACGGCGTATCCGTAGGCAAGGCTGCAGAGCAAAACCGTAAACTCGGGACGGCCATTGCCCTGGCCGAGCGCAAGATGGCCAGGATGCGCAAGGCGCAGCAGAACAAGCAGGTCCGCTCGGAGATGGGCGGGCAGATGATCGGTGCTGTTGGCGCAGTAATGACTCTGGCCGCTCCCATCCGTGAGGCCATCAAATACGAATCGGTCATGGCCGATGTTGCCAAAGTTGTGGATTTTCCAACGCCAGTAGCATTCAAGGAGATGTCGAACGATATCCTTGACATGTCCAGGACAATCCCAATGGCTGCGAGTGGGATCGGGGCCATAGTTGCCGCCGCAGGGCAAGCTGGGATTGCAAAATCAGAGCTCAAGGCCTTTGCCAGGGATGCCGCAAAGATGGGTATTGCCTTTGATCTGTCTGGAGACGAGGCGGGATCAACCATGGCAGCATGGCGCGCGGCTATGGACCTAACCCAAGATCAGACGGTGAATCTTGGCGATGCCGTAAATTACCTCTCCAATAACATGAACGCCCAGGCCGGGGCGCTGGCCGAAGTGCTCAAGAGGCAGGGTGCCGTCGCAAAATCTGTAGGATTGACAACAGTCCAGGCCGCTTCCCTGGGCGCCGCCCTGCTCTCGTCCGGAACTGGCCCGGAGATAGCAGCAACAGCCATGAAGAACCTGACAGGGGCGTTAACAAAAGGTCAGGCCGCAACAAAGGCCCAGTCCGACGCGTTTGCTTCTCTGGGGTTTGATGCCGTTTCACTTGCAGAGCGGATGCAGACAGATGCCAAGGGGGCGATCATGGACGTGTTTGCAGCACTCAAGGATGCGCCCAGGGCTGAACAGAGCTCCCTGGTATCTCAGCTCTTCGGTGAGGAATCCAAGGGCGCCATCATGCCGCTATTGCAGAACATCGGTAACCTTAAGCAGGCATTCGATCTGACAGGTGATGCTACAAAATACGCCGGGTCCATGCAGGCCGAGTACGACCAGCGAAGCAAGACCACTGCCAACAATGTACAGCTACTGCAAAACCAGATTGCCCGTGCTGGGGTGAAGCTGGGCACAGTGCTGTTGCCGCCTCTCAATCTTGTGATGGGCGTTCTCGGGTCAGCAATAGATATCGTTG